TGAGGGTGCCGCGCAGGTGACGTGTCGACCTTGCGGAATGGACTACGACATGGATGGCCGCCGCGAGTGGCTACTCGAAGCCGCCGAGGATCGCCTCGAGCGGGCAGCGCACATCGCCCAAGCCGTCACTGACCTAGGCTCGCCCATCTCAGCGGACAGGATCCGCAAGTGGGCCGAGCGTGGACGGTTGGTGCCTCACGCGACTGACGGGCGCGGACGGCCGCTGTACCGTGTTGGCGACGTGACGGAACTGCTCAGGAATGAGCCTCGAAAGGCGATGTCGACATGAGCGACAATGGTGGCGTGATCCACATGGAAGATCCAATCCCAGAGCACCTACTCCGATGGGTGGTTAAGACGGATTCGGGCGACCTGTGCGCGAAGTGTCAGCGCGGGGAGCATGAGCACACCAGCGAGATCATGCTGATACCAGGACGCAAACGATGCCCTTGCGATGGATACTGCGTCAGGCGCCATCCCGACTGGGGATCGTGGCTATGAAAGCCAAGAAGCCGTAGCCGACACGCCGAGAATGGGGGCAATCTGGACGTTGCCGCCTGTCTGTGTCATGCTTTGTAGCCAGTGGACAAGGCATCCCAAAAACAGGGACCGGTCCACTTTCCTATGCTCCCGCAGCCCTCGCCGGCACGTCACCAACACGACGGCCCAGAGCCTGAGACGTCACACCGCGAGGCTGCGGGCCACCACTTCCCAGCGCAGGAGGTCGGCCATGGATGAAGACGACACCACAACCCCGGCAGCCACCAGCGTGACCATGGGCGTCGGACCAGTCATAGTCACGATCGAGACCAGCCTCGGACTCACACCAGAGATGATGGAAGACGTCCTCATCCGTTGCCGCCGCCAAGTCGTCGCCGCCGCCCAAGACCTCGGCCTCGTCGCGGAAGTGCCGGCAGAAGACGCAGCGACGCCATGAGCGAGCGCATGGTCATCGTCATCGAGTACGACGCCACGACCGACCTAAGTCAGCCGCGCACTGAGGCAATAACCCAGATCAAAGAAGGCGCGAACCGCCTCAACCCTGGGCACTTCGTCCAGTTGCACGTCGCCATCAAGGACTCCGCCGATCAAGTGCTGGCTGTGTTCGACCAGGATGCGTCTATCCAGCGCGGTCTGGCTGAGGCTGAACGCGGCCAGACCGTTCGACGCGACGACCTGCTGACGCCATGACGATCACACGGCGCGCCGACGTCACTCTCGCCGAGATAGACGAAGCGCTGGTCACCCTGTGCCACATGCTGACCCGCGCTGTCGCAGCCCCCGACCTGCCCAACGTCCGCAGGTTCAGCGAACGCATCGACGAGCTGCTCGACGCCAGGATCACGCTCACCCGAGACACGGCCGTGCTTCGCTGACATGGGCACAAAATGGCGGACGCACACAGACGGGTCACCTGCCCACGTCTGGCCTGAGGATGATCTTGTCGACCACGATGTTGATGGTGACGACTGCGTGTGCGGCGTCACGTCGGAGCCTGTCGAGCGGGATGACGGCTCGTTCGGGTGGGTCATCGTGCATCACGCGCTGGACAGGCGGACATGATCCACACGAAGATGCACCATCGTCGCCAATGCCCACCCAAGCCGGCACCTAAGCGAGTCGAGTCCTCTGGTGTCGTCGTCTGGCAATGCCCAACATGCAAGGCGACCGCATCGACGCCAAGTAGTGCGTCCAAATGAGCGTGAACGCAGGTCGCCGCGGTGGACGCTGGCGCCTACTCCGTGCCAACCAGAAGGCCAAGCGCCTACCTTGCTGGCTGTGTGGTCAGCCCATCAACTACGACGCAGACAAAGACAACCCCGACTCGTTCACTGTCGACCACGAGAAGCCACGCTCCACACACCCACACCTTGCAGAAGAGCCAAGCAACCTACGCAGTGCGCACGCGCGTTGCAACAAGACACGAGGCGCTAGTGCACCCACGCCTGTCATTGGTGTCACCTCACGCAACTGGTGACGAAAGATGAACGACTAAACTTATTCGATGTAGGGGTCACCAAATCGCTACCGCAAAAATCGGCGGTTCATTTCTCGGGTAGTGAACAGTCCCCCCCCGACCTCTTAGGGGGGTCGCGCGCGTGCGAGGAGGCCCCGTGAAGATCTTCGATTCCGTTCTTGAAGCGACTGAGGCTTCGATCAAGGCGGCGACTCACCTGGGCCTGCTGGACGCCGGAGCCGTTGAGGTGCTGCGTCACTTGGCTCGCACCATCGACGGCATCGGCGCTGACGATGAGGACCTTGACGATGACCCGCGCAAGCCGAAGTCGTTGGACAACGTGACGATCCCGACCTACCTGAAGGCGTGCGACGCGCTGGGCCTGACTCCTGCCGGCCGCGTGCGGTTGGATGAGAAGAAGGAGAGCGCTGGTGGCAAGCTCGCGCTCCTCCGCTCGGCCAACCGTCCGAGCAAGCGCACCGCCTAAGCGGTTCGGCTTCGAGTCGCCTCGGATCTTCACGCCGCCACTGCGGAAACTGACCCGAAGGACGACGATCGGCTTTGCGCTGATCGACTTCACCCATGACATTCTGGGCATGGACTTGCTGCCTTGGCAGAAGTGGCTGGCGATTCATGCGCTGGAGCTCCTGCCTGATGGGACGTTCCGCTTTCGCACGGTGATCCTGCTAGTCGCGAGGCAGAATGGTAAGAGCACATTTCTCCAGATCCTCGCGCTGTTCTTCATGTACGTGCGCGGCGCGGCGCTGGTCATCGGCACCGCACAGAACCTCGACATCGCGGAAGAGGTTTGGCAGGGCGCGGTCGACATCGCGCAGGACGTTCCTGAACTCGAAGCTGAAATCGAGAAGATCAACAGGACGAACGGCAAGAAGTCCCTCGAACTAAGTACCGGTGAGCGGTACAAAGTCCAGGCCGCGAATCGTCGCGGTGGCCGTGGACTCTCCGGCGACTTGGTCCTCATGGACGAATTGCGTGAGCATCAGTCCTGGGATGCGTGGGGCGCGGTCACAAAGACGACCTTGGCCCGCGCTCACGCTCAGGTCTGGGCTGCGTCGAACGCTGGCGATGCGGCGTCGATCGTGTTGCGGTTCCTACGTAAGATCGCCCACGTCGCACTCGGCGACCCGGATGGTTTGCAGGACGTGACCGATGCGGCGCCGGAGGATACCGAGGTCGCTGACGCGCTTGAGGATGACGACTCGCTTGGCATCTTCGAGTGGTCTGCTCCTCCTGGCTGCGCACTCGATGACCCGGATGGGATCTCACAGGCGAACCCGTCACAGGGTCACACGATCACAGACCGGGCGATCAACGGCGCGCGCCGAACGGATCCTGAGTGGGTGTACCGCACTGAGGTCCTGTGCCAGTGGTCGGACGGTTCCCTTGAGGGTCCGTTCCCTCCCGGCACTTGGGAGGCGGGCACGGTCCGACCTCCTGCGCTGCCGGCCATCGTCGGCAAGGTCAAGGCGTGCGTGGACGTGTCGCACGACCGGTCCCGCGCGCACATCACCTTCGCTGGGATCAACGATCGGGGCCGACCTCAAGTCGAGGTCGTAGCCTCCCGTGCCGGTGTCGAGTGGGTGCTGCCTTGGCTGCAGGACCCGAGGCGCGTTGACCTGATTGAGGCTGTGACGGGTCAAACTCGTGGCGCTCCGGTGTCCGGGTTGCTGATTGACCTCGCGGCGGCTGGGGTGCCGATTGTCGACTGGCAGGGTGCAGACCTTCCTGCGGGGATGGGCGCGTTCTACGACCTCGTGCGCGACAACGGTTTCGACCATCTTCCCCAGCCTGTCCTCGACGTGGCAGCGGCAACCGCAGTGACCAGGCCGTCTGGTGATGGGTGGCTCTGGGATCGGCGCCATTCACCTACTGACATCGCCTCACTGATCGCCGCGAACGGTGCGATGTGGTTGCTCGGGCGTCCGGTCGATAAGCCGTTCGTGAGCAAGTACGAATCCGAAGACCTCGCGGTCGTCTGATCGAAGGAGTCCTCGTGAATCGTCGTGACCGGCTCCTGCGTCAGGTCCACCTTCAGAGGTTCATCGTCACCCTCACCTCAGGGGAGACGTTCGACGGGCTCCTGGCCGACGCGGACGACAACTCCGTGAAGCTGGTTGGCGCGTTCGCCATTGATGAGAAGAGCCGCGAATCGGTCGACGGGGACCTGTACCTGCCGCGTGCCCGGATCGCCTACATGCAGAACCCGGAGGGCCGACCGTGATCGTCAGCAACGGCACGACCCTTGACTTCGCACCACAGGCCCTTGGTGAGACGGTTCCGAGCCTGAGTAACGGCTATTTCTACGCCGCGAATGGCCTTGATCTGTCGGGGAAGTTCGCGACGTATGCGGCGCTGTACCGGGCTCAGCCGTCCATCGCTACTGTCGTGAACAAGATCGCGAAGTCCGCGGCCCGGCTGACGATCAAGGTGTGGGACAACACCCCGAAGACGGGCAAGGTCCAGGACACGACGTCGGCGTATGCGCGGCTGATCGCGAACCCGTCAACAGAGTTGAGCCCGTTTGCTTTCTGGCGTTGGACGTTCGCCACCTATGAGACGTTCGGTGAGGCGTTCTGGTACAAGCAGCGCGCGGGCAAGGACGCGTTTGGTCGCCCGTCCGGGCCTGTGGTGAACCTGCTGCCGATGCACCCGTCGCGTACCGCTGTCCACCGTGACGCGAACGGCGCTGTGGAGTACATCTTCACTCTCGGCGTCGCGTCCGCGGGGATCCTGAAGGCGCCGGCCGATGACGTTGTCGCGTTCTTGCAGTACAACCCCGACTCGCTGATGCGTGGCCTGTCCCCGCTTGAGCCGTTGCGGACAACGCTGCTGAATGAGGACGCAGCGCGGCGTGCCACGGCGTCGTTCTGGGGGCGTGGACTGCGGCCGTCCGTCGTCGTGACGCACCCCGGAGAGCTGTCTCAGGACGCGAAGGACCGGCTCAAGGTGAGCATCGACCTACGTCACGCGGGCGCCGACAACATGGGCGGCTCACAGATCCTCGACGAGGGCATGACCATGCAGGTCATCCAACTGTCGGCTGTGGAGATGCAGTACATCGAGAGCAGGAAGCTGAACCTGCAAGAGGTTTGCATGGTCTACGACATCCCGCCGCCGGTGATTCACATTTTGGACCACGCGACATTCAGCAACATCACTGAGCAGATGCGCTCGATGTACCGCGACACGATGACTCCCAGGCTTGAGGATGTCGAGTCTGTCATCGACTTCTCTTTGCGGGGCGAGTTTGGCTACTCGATCGACGAGCGCAGGGCCACGTTTGCTCTGGATGAGGTGCTACGTGGCGACTTCGAGGTTCGGGCGGTGTCGGTGGGCAACCTGATCGAGAAGGGCATCATGAAGCCTTCCGAGGCGCGCCCGATGTTCGACCTGCCGGACGCTGGTCCTGGCGCTGACAAGTTGTATGCCAACGCGGCGTTGCAGGAGTTGGGCACGCCCATGCGGCGCGTCTCGATTACGGAGTCGGCCTCGCCGACTTCTGATATGAACGCTGAAGCGGCCGCTACGGCCGCCGCCGCGGATGAGTCGTCCGCTGGCGACCCTGCGGCTGCAGGGAAGGCGATTACGCGCGCGTTGATGGGCCGTGTGGGCCGTAAGGCGACGGCGAAGGACATCCGGTCCGGGCTGGTCGTCGGGCATCAGGTGGAGCTCGACAAGTTCTTCGCCCGCCAGCGCGCGTCCGTGAAGGCTGCCGTCTCCAAGA